TTGCAGGCGACGCCCTGGCTGAGCGACGAACAGGTCAGTCCGCCTGACGACTGGCGCACCTGGGTGCTGCTGGGCGGGCGGGGGTCGGGCAAGACCTTCGCCGGGGGCTTCTGGATGAACGAGCTGGCCAAGGGCGGGGACCTGACCTTCGCCCTGGTCGGGCCGGCCATCCACGACGTGCGCGAGGTCATGGTCGAGGGGCCGTCGGGGCTGAAGGCCCAGGCGCCCAGGGACAACCGGCCGCGTTGGGAGGCGGGACGGCGGCGGCTGGTCTGGCCGTCGGGCTGCAAGGCCTACGCCTATTCGGCGGAGGACCCGGACGGGCTGAGGGGACCGCAGTTCCATGCGGCCTGGGCCGACGAGTTCTGCGCCTGGCGAAACATCGAGGCGACCCTGTCCAACCTGAGGTTCGGGTTGCGGCTGGGGCCCCGGCCCCGGCTGACGATCACCACCACGCCCCGGCCCATTCCGGAACTGAGGCGGCTGCTGGCCGAACCGGGGGTGAGGCGGGACCGGGCGAGCACGGCGGCCAACGCCGCCAACCTGGCCCCCGGCTTCCTGGAGCATCTGCGGTCGCTGTACGCGGGGACGCGGATGGAGGCGCAGGAGCTGGAGGGGCTGATCGTCGAGGACGACGGCGCCCTGTTCCGGGCCGAGGACCTGGCGCGGGCGCGGGGAAGCCGGCCGGCGCGGCTGGATCGGGTGGTGGTGGCGGTGGACCCGCCCGCCAGCGCCCACGGCGACGCCTGCGGGATCGTGGCGGCGGGACGCAGGGGCGGGACGGCCTATGTCCTGGCCGACCGGTCGGCGCGGGGACTGTCGCCCATGGGCTGGGCGCGGCGGGTGGTCGAGACGGTCCGGGATTTCGGGGCCGACCAGCTGGTGGCCGAGGCCAACCAGGGCGGGGAGATGGTGCGGGCCCTGCTGGTCCAGGCGGACTGTCCGCTGAAGCCGCAACTGGTCCACGCAACGCGCGGCAAGCGGGTCCGGGCCGAGCCTGTGGCGGCTCTCTACGAACAGGGGCGGGTCGTCCACTGCGACGCCTTTCCGGCCCTGGAGGAGGAGATGATGGCCCTGGGCTGCGACGGCGGCGGGCGCAGCCCCGACCGGGCGGACGCCCTGGTGTGGGCGCTGACGCAACTGATGCTGGCCGGCCGGACCCAGCCCCGACTGCGGGTGCTGTGAGGGGGACCGCGCGGAGCGTGGTGGAGGGGGCGAGGGTCGGGCCTGTGGTTTCCAGGTTCGGGCGGGTGTCGGTGGACACAAGCTGAACGGCGGCGGCTGTGGTCGCCCCCTCCACCACTTCGTGGTCCCCCTCCCCCGTGAACGGGGGGAGGAGTTCTTTAGGCATCGGGAGGTCTGGATGGATTGGCGGCGGGTGTTCGGGCGGGGGGCGCCGGAGGCGAAGGACAGTCGGGCGGGGCCGCTGATCGCGGTGACGTCGGGCGGGCGGGCCAGATGGACGCCGCGCGACTACGCCCATCTGGCGCGGGAGGGGTTCGGGAAGAACCCGGTGGCCTATCGCTGCGTGCGGATGATCGCGGAGGCGGCGGCCTCGGCGCCCCTGGTGGTGACGGCGGGGGGCGTGCGGACGGCGGAGCATCCGCTGGCGCGGCTGCTGGAACGGCCCAATCCCGAGCAGTCGGGGGCGGAGCTGATGGAGGCGGTCTACGGTGCCCTGCAGACGGCGGGGAACGCCTATGTCGAGGCGGCGGGGGACGCCGACGAGGACGGCGCGCCGGACGAGTTGTGGGCGCTGAGGCCGGACCGGGTGAAGGTGATCCCCGGACGGGCGGGCTGGCCCGAGGCCTATGAGTATGCGGTGGGGGCGCGGTCGGTGCGGATCGGGCGCGCGAGCGACGGTTGGTCGCCGGTGCTGCACCTGAAGCTGTTCCACCCGACGGACGACCACTATGGATTTTCGCCGCTGGAGGCGGCGGCCTTCGCCATCGACGTGCACAACGCCTCGGGGGCCTGGAACAAGGCGCTGCTGGACAATGCGGCGCGGCCCAGCGGGGCCCTGGTCTATGGCGCCAAGGACGGGGACCGGCTGACGGCCGAGCAGTTCGAGACGCTGAAGGCGGAGCTGGGCCAGGTCCACGCCGGGGCGGGGAACGCGGGGCGGCCCCTGTTGCTGGAGGGCGGGCTGGAATGGAAGCCCATGAGCCTGACGCCGCACGACATGGACTTCATCGCCGGCAAGCACGCGGCGGCGCGGGAGATCGCCCTGGCCTTCGGCGTGCCGCCGCAGCTGCTGGGGATTCCGGGGGACGCCACCTACGCCAACTATCGCGAGGCGAACGCGGCCTTCTGGCGCGGGACGGTTGTTCCGCTGGCGCGCAAGGCGGCGGGGGCGATGACGGCCTGGCTGGGCGGGCGCTTTCCCGACTGTCGGATCGAGGTCGACCTGGACGCCGTCCCGGCCCTGCAGATCGAGCGGGACGCCCTGTGGGCGCGGCTGAACGCGGCGGGCTTCCTGACGGACGAGGAGCGGCGGCGGATGGCCGGGGTCGGGGGGTGAGCGTCTTCTCCTCCCCTGCGGAGCGGGGGAGGGGGACCGCGCGCAGCGGGGTGGAGGGAGCGAAGGATCGGGCTGAGGTATCCGGGTTTGGGCGGGGCGGTGGTGGGAACTGGGCTGACGTCGGCGACTGTGGTCGCCCCCTCCACCGCTCCGCGGTCCCCCTCCCCCGCAGGCGGGGGAGGAGTTTGGAGAGGAGGAGAAAAGCATGACGGAGTGGAAGAAGGCGCCGGCGGCGCTGGTCGCGGCGCTGGCCGTGCAGACGGTGGCGGGGCTGGTGTGGGCGGGCGGGGCGGCGGCGCGGATCGCGACCCTGGAGCAGAGGGTGGCGGAGCAGAGGCTGGTGGCCGAGCGGCTGGCGCGGCTGGAGGCCCAGGGCGAGGCCGTGCGGGCGGCCGTGGCGCGGATAGAGACGCGGCTGGAGGGCCGATGATCCGGCGGACGCGAGGGGAGGCGGAGCATGTCTGAGACGCAAAAGGCAGAGCGGCGGGCGCCGCTGAGGATTTCCGGCTACGCCTCGCTGTGGGGGCGGGTCGACCTGAACGGGGACGTGACGGCGCGCGGCGTCTTCGCGCGGAGCCTGGCGCGGACCGGGGCGCGCGGGGTGCGGATGCTGTACCAGCACGAAAGCCGCGCCGTGGTCGGGGTCTGGGAGCGGATGGTCGAGGACGATCGCGGCCTGTGGGTCGAGGGGCGGATCGAGGCCTGGTCGCCCGAGGCCCGCTACGCCGCCGCCCTGACGCGGGCGGGCGCCCTGGACGGCCTGTCCATCGGGTTCCGCACGGAAAGGTCGCGGCGCGACGGCAAGCTGAGGGTCCTGAGCCAGGTGGAGTTGTGGGAGGTGTCGCTGGTGACGTTTCCGATGCTGCCCTGGGCGCGATACGCGGCGGCGTGAGGCGAAACGAAATCTCCCTCCCCGTTCGGGGAGGGTGGCCGGCGCATAGCGCCGGACGGGCGGGGAGGGCCGGGAGAGGCGGAGATGTCGTTTGGTCCTGGTTCGGCGCCCGTATCGCCTTGCCGCCCCCGCCCGGCGCTGCGCGCCACCCTCCCCCGCAGGGGGAGGGAGAGACGTAGAGCTTGGTTGGTCGCCTTGACGGGCGGGGCGGGCTGACTGTTGATGGCGCGTATGGTTCGAGTCGAGGGAAGCGTCGGATGAGCAAGAAGGACGGGATGAACTTCTGTTTGGGGGTCATCGGGGGAATTCTGCTGGGCGCCCTGATCGGCAATATGGCGATCGGTCTGATGCTGGGGCTGGCCGTGGGCTTGGGCCTGGTGAAGTTCAACAAGAGCAGGTCGTAGGTCGGCCATGAGGTCTTCCGTTTCCGAGCCCCAGGCGCAGGGGGTCATGACGCCTCTGTGGCTGGCGGGCGCCGTGACGGCGATCTTCATCACGGGCGCGGGCTTGGGGAGCGCGTGGATGACGGGCTACTTGCCCGTGCGGGCGTTCAATTCCGAGGTGTGGAAGGCCGAGAGGGAGACCGGCACGCGGGTCAACATGGTCAACGCCCTGATCGGGGACGTCTGGCTGAAGGAGATGACGCGGGGCGAGATCATCGACCTGCTGGGCCAGCCGACGGAGACGACCTATTTCGGGGACTGGGACTTCGTCTATGAACTGGGTATGGAGCGCGGCCTGTTCCGGATCGACCGGGAATGGCTGGTGCTGGACTTCGGGCCAGACGACAGGGTCGTGGCCTGGGCGGTCGTCAGCGACTAGAGCGGTTCGGCTGCGATGCTGACCTTCCTCGCCTATTTTCTGATCTTCGCGGCGGTCGCGCCCCTGGTTCTGCTGGGGCTGGCGGTGCTGGCGGACGCCCTGGGATTCAAGGCGGGGATGAGGATGCTGGACGGCGTGATCGCCCTGTTGGTGCTGCAGGGGGCCGTCGGGGGACTGCTCAACCTGGTCGGGGGCGCGGCCGTGGCGGCGCTGGGGATATGGGGCCTGTCCCGGATGGAGGGATGGCCGGGCATGCTGGGCGCGGCGGCCCTGGTTCCCTTCGGCGCCTGGCGGAGCTGGCGCGGCCTGCAACTGCTCAGGGCCGTGTGGGCGGAGTTGCGCGGCGGTTGAGGTTTCTTCGCTTCCCCTGCGGAGCGGGGAGGGGGCGGAGGTTGGCGTCGGTGGACGCTGGGCTGACGTTGGGCTGTGGTCGCCCCCTCCACCGCCTTCGGCGGTCCCCCTCCCCCGCAGGCGGGGGAGGAGTTTGGGGCGGTTCAGAAGCTTCGGCCCGAGGTCTTGGCCTCGGCGGCGTAGTGGTCGTGCATCTGGCGCAGCCAGGACAGGAAGCGGAACCCCAGGATCAGGGAGAGCAGGAGCAGGAAGGTCGTCCAGTAGGACAGGGGCCAGGGCGCGCCGATCAGGCGCGAGGCCAGGGCGATGGGATCGTCCAGCAGGGCCATGGCGATAAGCACGAGGTCGGCGGGAAGACTGACCAGAAGGGCGACAACGCTCAGGACGGGTGCCGGACGACCGAAGCGACGGGTCAGGACCTGAAGGACTGGCGGAAGGCTTGTGAAGGCGGGCTTCTGGTCGATGCCCAGAATCTCCTCGAGCGGCTGGTAGTCCATTTCCTCCGACATCTGCATGCGTTGCAGCGGCGAGAGGGCGCGACGGCGGGCGCGTTGGAGGGGTCTGAGCATCCGCTTCACGATTGAGGGGGCGAAGCCGATCAACAAGGCGGCCGCTACAGTCGCTGGGATGAACCGGGAGTCTAGGCTGCCGTGCTTGACGGCCGCGCAGATGACGACGGGGATTTCGGGGACGCACAGCCAGGCCAGTTTGAGAGACCAGGAGCGTTCGATGGCGTCGAAGGGGACGAAAGCGCCCAGGGGACGAGTGTTGGAGAACTCGCTCATTTGCCGGGCTCTTTCGATATCTTGGTCAGGAAGCCGCAGGCCATGAAGAGGATGAACGCCAGGAAGAGGGGCGAGATCGGGAGCCAGCGGAGGGGCGGGCCGAAGACGGACAGGATGAAAAGGGCGAAGGCCAGGCCGTAGCCGAGGCGGGCCAGGCGCTGCAGCCCGGGCGAGGGGGCCATGGAGACGGCGGGATCGGCGCCCGGATTCTGCGCGGCCTGGCGGGCCTTGATCTTTTCCAGGACGGCGGCGACGGCGTCGTTGACGGGATCGGGGTCGGGTTTCTGGCCGGACTGGAGCTTCTTGAGCGAGGAGACGAGGGCGCCGTTGTCGCCGAACATCGCGGGCGCGGGGGCGGCTTTTTGCGGCGCGGGCTTGTGCGAGACCGGGCGATGGGCGGCGGATGCGGCGGGCGCGGGTCTGGACGGCGTCGGCTGGGGTCGGGCCTGGACCTGGGTCTGGGCTTTCGGGGTCTGGGTTTTCTGGGCCTGGGCGCGGTTCGGCGCCGGACGGGCGGGGGCGTCGGGGCGCGGCGGGTCGTAGAAGACGGACCGGCCCGAGGCGTCGATCAGGAAGACGTCCTCGAAGGGAACCGCAGCGAAGTCTATGGCGCGGGTGTCCTGGCCGTAGCTGGAGGCATGCAGGGCGACGAGGCGGCCCTGGCGCAGTTCGATCTGGAAGGCGACGGGGTCGGGCAGGCGGCCGACCATGGCGTGGACCGTGCCGAACAGGCCGGAGGGCGCGCGGGAGCCCTTGGGCGCCGGGCGCCGATCGACGATGAAGCGGGTCAGAAGCCCGGCGCCGGTGTTGCGGCGAGATTCAGGCCGGGCGTGCCGGGCCTGGGTCGCGAGGTCGGGGGCGAGGGCGCGCTGCTCCCAGGCCAGGGCTTCCAGGACGGCGCGTTCGAGCGGGGCGAGGGCGAGGGACATGGGCGTCGTCAGGTCAGGAGGGATCGGCGGCGACGAGAGGGGCGGTCGCGGTCTGGACCCCGACCTCGGCCCCGGCCTCGGCGTCGAGTTCGGCCTGGAGGCGGAGCATGTCGGCGCGCAGGGCGTCGAGGGCGGCGTGGCAGGCTTCCTCGGTCGGGGGCGATTCCTGGGCCGCGGCGAGGCCGCCTTCATAGGCCGCGACCAGTTCGGGGTCCGACCCGTCGGCGAAGGCGGCGTTCAGGGACTGGGCCGCGTCTGGAAAGACCGCCTCGCAGGCGCCGGCGAGGGCGAACATGTCCACGAGGTCGGCCTGGAGCCTTTGCAGGAAGGCTTCGGTCGTCGCCTCGGCGGGCGACTGGACCAGAAGGGCGGCCGATAGGGCGGCGATGATCATGAAACTCTTCCCCCTCGATCCGGCGATAGCACGGTTCGGATCGGGGACGAAGGGAGACCAGGGTTCGGGCTGAACGCCCGACGACGGCGCGCCGATCCGGGGCGCATATTTTCCACGGAGACATCATGAAAGAGACCAAGACCGTGTCGGGTTCGCCCGAGGCGCGGGCGGCGCTGCACGAGATGATGGCGGCGTTCGAGGCGTTCAAAGGGGCGAACGACGCCCGGCTGGAGGAGATCGAGCGGAAGGCGTCGGCGGACGTCCTGCTGGAGGAGAAGGTGGCGCGCATCGACGCCGCCGTGACCCAGGCGCAGGCGCGGCTGGAGCGGGTGGCGAGCGAGGGGCGCAGGCCGGCCTTGAGCGGGGGCGGGGAGGAGACGCCCCGGGTCGCGGCGCCGGAGGCCAAGGCCGGCTGGGACGGCTATATGAAGTCGGGTTCGGCCCCGGGTGCGGGCTGGGGTCTGGAGCAGAAGGCGGGGCTGTCGACGGCGTCGAACTCGGCCGGGATGGTGGCGCCGCCGGAGACGGAGCGGGCCATCGAGCGGCGGCTGGCGGCGGCCTCTCCCATGCGGGAGATCGCCACGGTGCGGACGGTAGGCGCGGGGGTCTTCCGCAAGCCGGTGTCCACGGCCGGGGTGCAGGCGGGCTGGGTCGCGGAGACGGCGGCGCGGCCGGAGACGGACCCGGCGAGCCTGGCCCTGCTGGAGTTCGCCTCGGCCGATCTCTACGCCTGTCCGGCGGCGACGCAGAACTTGCTGGACGACGCCCTGATCGACCTGGACGAATGGCTGGCGGCCGAGGTGGAGGACGCCTTCGCCGCCCAGGAGACGACGGCCTTCGTCGTCGGGGACGGGGTCAACAAGCCTAAGGGCTTCCTGGCCTATGACACGGCCGCCGAGGGGAGCCAGACCTGGGGGCAGATCGGGACCGTGGCGTCCGGGGCGGCGGGGGCCTTCGCCGCCGCCAATCCGACCGACCGGCTGATCGACCTGATCTATGCGCCCAAGGCCCGGTTCCGGCCGAACGGGCGCTTCGTGATGAACCGGCGCACGGTCGGGACGGTGCGCAAGTTCAAGGACGCGGACGGGAACTACATCTGGTCGCCGGCGACGCGGCCGGGTGAGACGGCGTCCCTGCTGGGCTATCCGGTCACGGAGATCGAGACCATGCCGGACATGGCGGCGGGCAGCCTGTCGATCGCCTTCGGCGACTTCCAGAAGGGCTATCTGATCGTCGACCGGGCGGGGGTGAGGGTGCTGCGCGATCCCTATTCGGCCAAGCCCTATGTGCTGTTTTACACGACCAAGCGGGTCGGCGGCGGGGTGCAGAACTTCGACGCGATCAAGGCGATGAAGTTCGCCGCGAGCTGAGGGGGTCTCCTCCCCGGCGGAGCGGGGGAGGGGGACCGCGCGTGAGCGGGGTGGAGGGGGCGAAAACTCGGCTGCGGTTTCCGGGTTTGGGCGGGCGTCGGCGGAAACAAGCTGAACGCCGGCGGCTGTGGTCGCCCCCTCCACCACTTCGTGGTCCCCCTCCCCCGTGAACGGGGGAGGAGTTTTATGTGAAAAGGAGAGACTGATGACCGAGCCGGTGACGCTGGCGGAGGCCAGGCTGTTTCTGCGCGTGGGGGATGGGGCGGAGGACGGGGTGATCCAGACCCTGATCGACGCGGCCCGGGCGCGGGTGGAGGCGGAGACGGGGCGGGCGCTGGACGGCGCGTCCCCGGCTCCGCTGAGGCTGGCGGTGATGATGCTGGCGATGCGAGCCTATGAGCGGGGCGAGGCGGATGAGACCGTCGCCCCGGTCGAGGGCTGGATCGCGCCCTATCGGACGGTGCGGCTGTGAAGGATCACGAGGGGGCGCTGATCAAGGGATTGATCGCGCGGCTGAAGGGCGACGGGGCGCTGAAGGCCCTGCTGGGCGATCCGATCCGGATCTGGGACGAGCCGCCCGCCGGGGCGGCCTTTCCCTATCTGCTGGTCGGCCGGGGTGAGAGCCGGGAGCTGGCGGGCGGGGGCCTGATCGAGCATCGGCTGACCCTGAGCTGCGCCAGCCGGTTTCGCGGAACGGAGGAGGCGCGGGCCGTGGCCGCCGCCGTCCGGGCCAGGCTGGCCGACGCGCCGGTCGAGGCGGACGGGGTGAGGGCGGTCAGCCTGGGCGTCGTCTTCACCGACGTGTTTCGCAGCAGCGACCTGAAGCGGGCCTGGGCCGTGATGCGGGTGCGGGCGGCGACGGAGGAGTGAGGGGGAGGCTTCTTCTCCTCTCCTGCGGAGCGGGGGAGGAGTTGTTTGATTGAAGGGGAGATGAGGCATGGGCGCGCAGCGGGGCAAGGATGTTCTGTTGAAGATCGAGGACGGGGGCGGGGGCTTCACGACCGTGGCGGGGTTGAGGGCGCGGACGATTTCGCTGAATGCGCGGACGGTGGATGCGACCGACGGCGACAGCGCCGGGCGGTGGCGGGAGCTGCTGGCCGGGGCGGGGGTGAAGTCGGCGGCGGTTTCGGGACAGGGAATCTTTCGCGACGCGGCCTCCGACGCCCTGATCCGGGAAGCCTTCTTCGAGCAGGCGGCGCGGCGGTGGCGGCTGATCGTCCCGGACTTCGGGGTGCTGGAGGGCGCCTTCCTGGTGGCGGCGCTGGAATACGCCGGGGAGCACGAGGGGGAGGCGAGCTTCGCCCTGAGCCTGGCGAGCGCGGGCGAGGTGACGTTCGCGGCGGTTTGAGGGGGCTGCTTCTCCTCCCCTGCGCAGCGGGGGAGGGGGACCGCGCGTAGCGGGGTGGAGGGGGCGAGGTTCGGGCGTCGGTGTCCGTGTTGGGGCCGGCGTCGGTGGGAACTGGGCTGGCGTTGCGGCTGTGGTCGCCCCCTCCACCGCTCCGCGGTCCCCCTCCCCCGTGAACGGGGGAGGAGAAGAGAGCAGGAGGTTTCGGATGATCAACGGGGCGAGGGGCGAGGTGGGGGTGGTGCTGGCGGGGGCGGAGCGGAGGCTGTGCCTGACGCTGGGAGCGCTGGCGGAGATGGAGACGGCGCTGGGCGTCGCGGGGCCGGGAGCCTTGGCGGAGCGGATGAAGACCCTGTCGGCGCGGGACCTGGCGGCGGTGCTGGCGGCCCTGCTGCGCGGCGGGGGCGAGACGGCGTTCGCGGCGCGGCTGGCCCAGGAGCCGGTCGATCCCCATGCGGCGGCGGAGGCGGTGGCCAGGGCCTTCGCGGCCTCGGTCGCATGAGCGCAGCCGGGGAGGAAATCTGGGGCGAGATGCTGCGGGCGGCGGCGCGGGCGGGCGTGACGCCGGAGGTCTTCTGGCGGCTGTCGCTGCGGGAGTGGCGGATGCTGACGGCGGCGCCGGCCCAGGCGCGGCCGATGGGACGGGCGGAGCTGGAGCGGATGGCCGAGCTGTGGCCCGATTGAGCGGGAGGAGGACGAGGATGGACGAGCGGGGGCTGGACGACCTGCCGATGCGGGCGGCGGAGGCGGGCGAAGCGCTGGAAGGACTGAAGGCACCGGCGGAACGGGCGGCGGCCTCGATCGAGGCGGCGTTCGGACGCGCGGGGGAGAGCCTGTCGCGGTCCCTGGTCCGGGCGGCGGCGGACGGGGAGGTGAGCCTGGGCGAGCTGGCGCGGGCGGTGCTGAACGCCGTGAACGCGGCGGCAGCGGCCATGAGCAAGGGCGGGAGCGGGGGTCTGTCGGAGGCGGTCGCGGCGGCCGTGAACGGCTTTTCCGGCGGACGGGCCGACGGCGGGCCGGTGCTGGGCGGCGGGGCCTATCTGGTCGGGGAGCGGGGGCCGGAGGTGTTTCGTCCGGCGGGCGCGGGGATGATCGAGCCGATGGGCGCGGGGCCGGGGGTGACGGTCAATCTGAAGATCGACGGCGGGGCCGAGGGCCTGTTGCGGTCGGAGGCGCAGATCGCGCGGATGCTGGCCCGGGCGACGGCCCTGGGGGCCAGGCGGTTCTAG